TGTCTTAAACCACGACCTGCAATACCAGCCTCCAAAGCTCTATTAGTCAAGACCTGTAAAGCACCTAATAGTTGGTCTATAGATTGCCCTGTAGCGGTAAAGAAAGGTAGAGCAAACTTAACAGCGCTTGATAAATCTTCATACTCTATAAGAGATTTCTGTATAGCATGAGCAAACTTATCTGTTACTTCTGCTGCTTGATTCATCTCCATATCAAAACCTTTAATAGTCTGAGTGGTTAATTTAGCAATAGTGTTGTGGTCTCCTTGAACCGCCATAGATAACTTTAAAGTTTCTGGTAACACTGTCATAGACTCAGAAGCAGTAAGACCAGCCGAAGCAAGTTGGTATAATCCAGTTGCACCGTTTTGCATCTCCATTCCAAATTGCTGTCCAAATTGAACAATCATGTCAGATGTATCAAATAAGGTGTCTCTAGTCTCATTCCATACCGAATTTGCATTGAGTAATTCGGCTTCAAATTCAATTAATTCTTGCGTGCTTTGATTGAGCTTATAGTAGAAGGCAGTTAGTGCTGCTACCGACTCTCTTACGGCATCGGTAAATCCTCTTTTAAGTTGATTAACTACAGTTCCTGTGAGCTGCATTAATTCTAGTCTATATCTTTTAGTATCAACTGTTAAATCTTCAAATGCTTTTTCGTGTTTCTTATGAAGTCTTAATAATTCCCGTTCTTCATCATTTAATTCCGCTTCCTCTTTTGCTAGCGCCGCAACTACTCTCTTGTAGTCCCTCGCTAGAACTTCCATTTCCTCTCTTTCTTCTTTATATACCTTAAAAACTTCGGCTTCCTTTCTAAGTTGTTCTACAGTAGCTTTTCCAGCTTTAACGTCCTCGGCAGTCTGTTTAATAACACGTTTCTGCATGAGTTCCCTATCTTTAAGGAACCCTATGACTTCTTCTTTTTGTTGAGCATTCAGCTTGTTAAAATTGCCCATCATCTTGACCATTTGTTGAAATTCGGTATGAGCCGCCTTTCCTGTCGTTTTGATTCCTTTAAAAAGTTTACTGAACGCTTCAGAGCCTCCGGTAGAATCCATGCCCTTTTTCAATTTAGCGATAGCACCACCAGTTTCCATTGCGAGGGAGCCTCCTTTGGCTAAGCCCTTTAATTTCATGATGGTGTTGTTAGATGATTTCCATAACTTTCCAGTAGTCTTTTTCTGAAATGCTTCAACCTTAGAAGCATGTTCATCAAGTCCTTTCTGAGTAGCTGATAAGTTCTGTTTTGCTGCCTCAATCTTCTTTTGACGCATTTTGGTATAAATACCGCCAACACTTCGTGCTATGAGACCCCCTGCCTTATTCAAAGATTGCTGCGAAGGTACAGCTAACCCGACGGCTACACGCGCCGCAAAAACCTGACCTGCAAATCCCATATTATCTGTGCCTGATTTAATTTTTTAAGGCTTTCAATGAAGAAAAATCCTTTTTATTCTCTTTTCCAATCATTTCGTTATATTTCGCTTGCTTTGCTTTATACGCATGCCAAGATTGTCTAATGCTTGGCCTATTCTTTGCCATATCACTTATATCCGAGTCTTCGTATCCGTCCATAGAATGGAGCTCCTCATATTCATTAAGAGCCCCTAATATGCCACGTAATTCGTAGGCTGGGGTGCATTTTATTTCATTCCAACTCATGCCGAGGTCTTTCATTAACGGAATCCAGATTAACACCGGTTCAGGTGTATCCATCATCCGATTGTAAAATTTTCGGCTGCGTCTTGCTCCAATCCTATTACTTTGTTTGCTATGGTATATTTTAGTGTTGTAGGGAGTTTTTCCCAGTGTTCTTTTGTAAGGCTAGTACCTTCAGGGTTCTTTTTATTAGCTTTTTCTATCATCTTAATGACACGCTCTGAGCCAATTTTCTGAAAGTATTCATTTTGTTCCTCATCATTCTTGAACTTATTTTTTGACATCTTAGGCTCTTCTTTTTCTGCTAATTCACAGAATTGAAAAACTACTGTCTTTTTTCTATACTCTATTTCTTCAGTTTGTACTGCATCAGTCAAACCAATAAGGTCATCCATTGACCACATTTCTTTATCAGGTTCTTCGTGAACCGTTTCTTCTGCTATTTCTTCTTCAGACATTTTTAATTCCTCCTAAAAGGAGGGGACTATGTCCCCCCTTATAGTGCTGCACCACTGGTAGCAGCTGTATAATCAGTTGTACCTATGCGTGGCGTTACGTATGACATAAACTCAATAGTTTCCTCTTGGGTTCCGTCTGCGTTAATTGTTGTAGTGTGTGATTGTACACAAGCGTTCGGTACTGTAAATACTTCACTTCCACTTTTTAATTGGATATAAAGTCTATATCCGTGCGATACGGTGGGTTCTTCTAAACCATACCATTCTTGACTAGCTCCGGATACACCAAAACGAGCCTTGTTGAATACAGTATCCCACTCATCGTCTGTCTTCTTCTTTGTTACTGTGACTGTAGTTTCCTTCTTAATCTCAGCTTTCGTTTGTGAACGAACACCAAAATAAGAAATATCCTCATCCATTGCTCCGATAGATAAGTCTACACCTGTAACGTTATCAAATGACGTGCTTCCAGAAGCCGTCGCCGCTGCTGTTCCGGAGGCTGCGGCACTTATTGTAAGAGCGTCTGCTGCTGCTGTTATACCAATCGTTTGCGATTCGGTAGCCAGTCCAACATCCACATCTCTTCCTAAAAAATAAACCATAATTATCCTCTAAAATGCAGCTTTATCCGTAAGGGTGTAGTTAAATTCGGTACCAATCGAGAATCTTGGTGATTGATTAGTTACGAATTCTAGAGTTTCCTCATCTACTGCGTCTGCACCTAATGTTACAGAATACGAATTTAATGCACAGTTGGGTATTGTCATTGTCTCTGTGGTTCCGTCTGTCGCGGAACCTGACTTTAATACTAAAGCTATACGATAACCATATCCAATTTGTGTTGCTGAGCCACCAAGTGCTCTAACATCTTTTGGATTTTGTAATCCTGCGCCGATATTAGAGGAGTTGCTTCCATGACCCCATCGTGCTCCACCTTTTTGGCTAGTTATCTCTGAATAGCTGCTGTTGATAGGTCCGTTAAATATAACGTCCCAACAATTATTATTCTTCTTGCGTGTAAGCGAAAGGGTGACTTCTTTCTTGATTTCCACCTTTCCTGCTTGCATCTGGCCTACAAAGGAATTATCTTCATCCATAACTCCTGTGCTTACATCTATACCTGTTATATCATTCTGCTTATCGAAATCTGCTAACGTGTTACTTGCAGAACCACCTGAAGCCATTGCTGTAGCGAACGTTTGACTTAAAGTCGCTGCGCCGTTCACAGCCTCGCTTCCGCTAGTCCCGATTGTAGCATTAGCTGTAGTAGCATGCGATTCGTTGAAGATATAGACATCTACGTCTCTTCCTAGGAAATATACCATATTTTTTTCTCCTTATTTTCTTGTTGTCTAGACACAATACACTTCATTCACTTTAATATAGTTTGAAGCAGTATATAAAGCTTATGCTATAACTAACCTTTACCTAAAGTCATTCTGTCTAACTTTCGGTAATCTACTTTAAAGGTAACCACAGTTCCTTTTGCATTTTCTTTCCACCCTCTATTCTTTCGCTGGTCTAAGCTGCTGTTTTCCATTATTTCTGCACGCTTAGAAGGATTAAGACCTATATTATATGGTTTTTGCTCTCCTCCAAATATTTTAACATATTCTTTAGTTGAAACTAAAAATGGAGAAACACCCAAATCATGACCGATACCTTTATTTAAATCATCGAAAGTGTTGCCTGAGTCAGGCCAAATACCACCATCCTTGAAAAGATTAGTATTATCTCCTCCGTATAATTCACCCCCACCTACGCCAGCTGAAGCATACCATGCCTTAGTTGCATCATTAGCTACGGATAACATTGTATTAAAATAATTTTTGAATTTTGATTCATTGGTGTTTCCTTCTACTTGTTCTTTAATTTGTGCCATAAAATTTTCACCAAAGTCCGCTGCTGAAAGTTGAGTAATGGGTCCTACGAAACCATTGGGTACAGAATCTGGCATCAATTCTATATTTAATTGGGGTTGAGCTATGGCATCTATTAATCCAGCTGCCCATTCATCTGAAGCTCCCTCTCTTGCGGCTGTCTGAATATACCAGTCATTGGCTGTTTGACGGGTCTCATCATAATACTGTTGTGCTGTGAAACTTGAAATTGAACCATTCTTGATAGCTTGCATTGCTACTATTACACTATCAGTAGCCACACCGGGACCTCCTGTATCAAGAAATTCTACATGCCACTTAAAACCTATACCCGTACTATCTGCATAAGGTGCAGCAAATATAAAAGCAGCTATTCCTGAATCTCCTAATGGTTGCTGTTCCATAAAACCGGGGATTTGAGACTTCCCTTGCAGCGTTCCCATCGTAAATGCATCAGCAAAAACCTGTAAATAGTGGTTAGCTACCGTAGATGGTACTTGGGCGCCTCCCTTACCTGAGCCAGAACCTTCAGACGCATTAATAGCTCTAATTAATTCCGCTTCTACGTCATTTGCAGTTGCTCTACCTTTACGAAATTTCTCAATTAACATATTAACACTCTTAAACTCCTTTTGTATATGGGCATTTATCACCTCACTATCTCGTTCAAATCTATCACTCCATATCTTAGACGCTTCTAAAAATTTCTCAGGGTTAAGTTCAAAGTCAGGCGCTTTTCTTAATTTGAGTCGAGCAAATCCTCCTTCTGCCATCTGATTTGCGAACCATTTTTTACCTGCTGATTCAGTTACATCCATCAGTTGGACGCCGTCGAGAAAATCCTTCCAATCCGCATGAGTACTCTCTCTTATAACCTCAATGAATGTGTTAATTAAAGCTACATTGACTGGTGAATTAGCAATTAAATCCGCTGGATTTTGTTTAGTTGATAAATTTTCATAATCTTTTAAGTCGGCGGGAACACTAATACCGGGAGTAGCATCAGCAATATCTTGACCCATACGCTGTAAGTGTAATTCTCCCACACTTGGAGCGTGTGGTGTAGGTTGAGTAGGATGAGTACCTGACATCATCTGTGCTAACTCTTCAGCTAATGTAACGTTTCCAGTATCAAGCGCAGTTTTTAATGCACTGTTTCTTTTCGCAGAATCCCTGATAGGGGCTGTACTACTATTATTTGCACTCTGGGCCAGTCTTTGGGTAAATGGAATTATATTTTCTTCCTCATAATTTTGAGAGCCCTCATAGGGCACATCTGTAGGAGCCATATATTCTCCTTTATAATCTCCTCCTCCCCCGCCTTTGACTGGTTCTAAAGATATACCTCTTTTTTTAGAAAGATAAGGAGATATACCAGCAGTAATAGTTCTATATACTTCTTGTTCAACAAAAGCTTCTTCAAAGAAACCACCAATATCTCCGAATCTAATTGCTTTAACTGGTGGGTGTTCTTCAGCCATTATGGTGGCCTATCATTAGCGAATACTATAATCATACTACACACAGCTGCCCAGACTTCCAAATCAGGATTGTATCCCATATCCTGAAAGCCAGTATAGTGTCGTTCAACTACTTCAGTATCTGTTCCACTAAAATCGCAATCCATTAAAATGTTAGCCGTAGATAACATCAAGTAATTTAATAATCTTCTTTGTTTAAAGCCTACACTATTAACCGTAATAGTAGAATCTCTATCAACAACAATATGAAATTTAAAAGAAACACCATATAATTCTCCTATCTCTCCTGTATTCATAGTTTGACCAGTGAACTGTTGTTCTATACCATTAGCTGTCATTTCTGATATAATACAAGGATATAAAGCATCTTCTGTTTCTGGAAATTGACCAAAAACCGTTACATCCCCACTATCCCAAGCAGTAGCAGTGCTTCCTACACTTCCCGATGTATATGTTCCCGTTCGGAGATTATCTATGATTTTTCGTTCAACAACATTCAAGTGGTCGGGCTCTGCCATTATCGTGCCCTCCTATTCTTATCAGATTTGCCTTTGATACGTACACACTCATAAATAACATAGTCGTCGTTATAGTCTCGGACAGCCTGAACCATCCAACGTATAGATTTATAATATCTTATATCCCTCACATAGACTTTATTACCTGAAGCTGCTCCGGAAATCCCAAATTCAAAATCACGGAAATCTGCTTCATAATTAAAACTAGACCCAGAGGTTATAGTTACTGCATAACGTGTTCCATCTAAATATATTGAAGAACCGCTCGTTACACTACCTGTAACAAAAGGCATATCCACAGTTAACCAACTACCAGTAGGTATGCTCAATGAGGCAGGAGTATAAGTAATAGCATAGTCAGTATCTTGCGTTGCTCCATTAAAGCTCTTAAAGTTACTAAGCTCTATATTGCTTGCTCCACTAGCCTTTATTTGAAAGCGTAATCTATCTGCTTCTAAGGTATTAGTAGCTCCCGTAGTAAAATAAAAGCCACCATCATAGTCCGTGCCTAATGTAGCTGTAACAGTTTGCCCATCGGATTCAAATGTAACATCAGCAGTGCCAGATGCCCATCCACCAGTAACATTAGTAGGAACTGTATAGATATAGCGATTTACATCTATAAGTCTATCCCATCCCTCTATCTCGTTAAATTGAGGGTCATTACTCTGGTTAAAATTATCGAATCCTTTGATAGTAGCTAAATTGGGTGTATAGACTCTAGCTGCACCAACTATATTATGCCCTGACCTTTGTAATGTATAATCCGCAGTTATGCTAGGGCGTATTAGAGCTGGTAATTCTGGTATAACCATCTCTGCTCCACTGGTTGCTATAGTTGTAGTTTCAACACCGTAGCCATCTGTAGTAAATTGAGGAGGTCTATAGAATACAACTTTCCTACTCTGATTGGTATGATAGCGCATATTCCTAAGAATACGCCCCATATTAATAGAGCCGGGTCTTATACCTTGATTACTAAGACTCAAAATGTACCCCCCTCACAGGAGGATACATGGTCTTGGTGGCATTAACTCCAGTAATATTCTCGTTCCAGTTAACTCTACCGAGATATGGAGCCGCATTATAAGATGTTCGGCTGATACTCAATCCAAGTTTCATTACTAACATCTGTTGTGCCAACGTAGCCCATACTTCATATTCACTAGTATCATAGTAAACCTGTAAGTCTCCAATAGCTATTCTATCTATTCCAACTCCATTTGCGGCTAAACAGGAGAGATAACATGTATAATAAATGACAGAACTATCATAAGTATTGTTATCATTTAAAGTAAACGTAGTACCTGTATTCTCTTGGAACCACTCAGCTGATAAATTGGCTAAAATGTCTAATGTATCGTTATCGAGTTCTTGTTCTTCTATACCGGCTAGTAATCTTACTCGATTACGAAATTGTGCGGTCCAAGTAAAGGTTTCCATTTATACATACCTCAGTGCTGCTATTACGCCTCCCATCAGGGTAGTAATAATACCTAGTCCCCAACGAAGTTGGTTATTCATTTGGTCTTCCCACTTCTCATGATGAGAAAGGTGGTTAGTAAACATAAGTTCAAAGTCATCCATCTTGTTATAGATAGTCTTTATCCTTTCGTCCATACGAATTAACAATTCATCTCTATCAGAAGGCATCTAATATCTTTATGCGTCTACCACTAAGGCATATGCGTATTTATTGCCTACTTTATGAATACTCATCATACGTATAGTTTTTGCATCGTCTATCGTTTCTATCTGTGTTTCTAATAAAGCTAATGCTGCGGATATAGTGTCTGCACTCTCTGTGAAATCATTTACTGCGTAATTTGCCATATGTTTTATCAACCTCGCCGTTGCCGGACGGCGTATATTAAATCTTTAGTCTGTATGAGTATATAAAGTTATCGTTAGAGTGCTATCCACGAAGGCCAGTAATATACTGTGCCGCTCACTGTTGCATATAGATACCCATCTGGTACCATTCCCGCACTAGCCATATCGAATACTTCAAAGGGTGCTCCACTTGGGAACCATGTAGCTGGGGCTGGTGCCGTAATTGCTGAACCACCAGTACCAGCGTGTGAAATAGAAGTTCCTCCTCCTCCACCACCAGTTGCTCCAGTAGTTCCTTGTGAACCCTGTGACCCAGCAGAACCTCCAGCACCTTGAGTTCCAGTTGCTCCTTGAGCACCTGTTGTTCCTTGTGTTCCTGCTCCCGTTGTTCCCTGAGTTCCAGTTGAACCTTGAGAACCAGTTCCTCCTGAAGAACCAGTAGCACCTTGAGAACCTGTATTACCAGAAGTACCTCTTATACCTTGAGTTCCTTGAGCGCCGGGTGTTCCGGGGTCTCCAGTAATTCCCTGACTACCAGTTGTTCCTTGTGTTCCTGCACCCGTAGTTCCTTGTGAACCCTGTGTACCTGCTCCAACATCACCACTTCTTGTAAATTGGAAAACAATATCTGTACCATCAGCCCATGGTGGATTTCCTGAGAAAGATATAGGGTCTATACCTATCTTATAATAACCTGTAGCTGCTGTAACACTATCTACTTCAGCTACTAAATATTCTCCATTGTCATGTTCCTTTTCTTGGAATACTAAATGTCCTTCAACAGTTGATGTACTGTCGTCCCATGTTTCAAACCATTGTTGTAAATCTACACCATTTTGGTCTTCGTCATCAATATACATTTCAGTTACTGCTAACATTGAATTACTATCGAATCTTAATTTACCAGCACCGGGGTCAGCATCTGCTGTACCAGTATCGAACTCGTAATTAGTTCCTCCTCTTACACCTGTACCTGTTGTTCCTTGAGAACCTTGGCTTCCAGTTGAACCATTAGTTCCTTGAGTTCCTGTAGTACCTTGAGTACCTGTAGTTCCTGTAGTACCTTGAGAACCTGTACCAGTTGTTCCTTGTGTTCCTGTCGTTCCTGTAGTACCTTGACTTCCAGTTGAACCATTAGTTCCTTGAGTTCCTGTTGTACCTTGAGTACCTGTAGCACCCGTAGTACCTTGACTTCCATTACTTCCGTCTATACCTTTAATACCCTGAGTACCTTGAGCAGAAGTTGTACCAGCAATACCTTGTGCACCTTGAGCACCAACACCACCAAGTTCTCCTCTTACACCCTGAGTTCCTTGACTTCCAGTTGAACCATCAGTTCCTTGAGTACCTGTTGTTCCTTGTGTTCCTGTAGTTCCTTGACTTCCAGTAGTTCCCTGCGTTCCTGTAGTTCCTTGTGTTCCAGTCGCTCCTTGTGTTCCAGTCGCTCCTTGTGTTCCAGTCGCTCCTTGAGGGCCAGAATTTCCTTGTGTTCCTATAGTACCCTGAGTTCCTGTAGTTCCTTGAGTTCCTGTAGTTCCAGTCGTTCCTTGGGTTCCAGTTGTTCCTTGACTTCCAGTATCACCGTCAGTTCCTTGACTTCCTTGAGTTCCTGTAGCTCCCTGTGTTCCTGTAGTTCCTTGTGTTCCAGTTGTACCTTGTGTTCCTGTGGTTCCTTGTGTTCCCGTAGTTCCCTGACTACCTGTATTACCTGTTGTACCCTGTGCTCCTTGTGAACCTTTATCACCAGTTCTACTAAAAGATAAAGTAATTCTTTCACCATTACTGAATGGTGGATTACCTGACCCCACAACTGGTGATACATCAAATTTGAAATAACCACTCTTCTCTTCTGTATCTGTTATTTGTAAAGAAGCATATGAAGTATCTGAACCATCAGCTGATTGAATTATAACTGTTCCTAATACGGTTGATGTACTGTCATCCCATGTTCTAAACCATGCCTGTTGGTCGTTTCCATCTTCATCAGTATCATCTATATACATTTCATCAACACTACTGAAAGTGCCATGATTAAACCTAATATCTCCTGAACCGGGGTCGGAGTCACTTGTACTTGTGTCAAAAGTATATGGTGTTCCTCCACGATAACCTGTAGCTCCTGTTGCACCTTGAGTTCCTGTAGTTCCCTGACTTCCCGTAGTTCCCTGCGTTCCCGTAGTTCCCTGCGTTCCTGTATTTCCTTGAGTTCCAGTCGTTCCTTGAATTCCTTGCGTTCCTTGTGTTCCTTGAGTTCCTGTTGTACCCTGTGAAGAAGTAGTACCAGCAGTACCTTGTGTTCCCACTGCTCCTTGTGTTCCAGTTGCTCCCTGCGTCCCTGTTGTTCCTTGAGTTCCGTCTGTTCCTTGAGTTCCAGTTGTTCCCTGAGTTCCAGTTGTTCCCTGAGTTCCAGTAGTTCCTTGAATTCCTTGCGTTCCTTGAGTTCCTGTTGCACCTTGAGTACCTGTAGTTCCTTGTGTTCCAGTTGTTCCTTGTGTTCCTGTATTTCCTTGTGTTCCAATAGTTCCTTGAATTCCCTGAATTCCTTGTGTACCTTGAGTTCCAGTTGTTCCTTGTGTTCCAGTTGTTCCTTGTGTTCCTGTAGTTCCTTGTGTTCCTGTAGTTCCTTGAGTTCCGTCTGTTCCTTGAGTTCCAGTTGTTCCCTGAGTTCCAGTCGTTCCTTGTGTTCCTGTAGTTCCTTGTGTTCCTGTAGTTCCTTGTGTACCTTGAGTTCCTTGAGTGCCTTGTGTTCCTTGAGTCCCCGTTGCACCTTGAGTTCCTTGAGTTCCTTTGTCCCCACTTCTTGTATACTGATAAACACAATCTTCTTCATTAGCAAATGGTGGATTTCCAGAAGTGCTGAGAGGTGTTACATCAATCTTAAAGTATCCTGAAGCTTCAGTGATACCAGTAATCTGCATAACACAATAATTACCAGCTGATATATCTTTGGATTGGAAAATTAGATGTCCTTCTATAGTACTAGAGCTATCATCCCAAGTTCGCATAAAGGCTTGCATATCAGTAGCGTTAGCATCAGTATCATCAATAAATACTTGAGTTACAGAAGTAAAGGTAGCATGGTCAAGTCTAAACTTACCAGCACCGGGGTCCGAATCTGTTGTAGTAGTACTAAATTCATATTCAGTTCCCCCTCTAAATCCTGTTCCTGTAATACCTTGCGAACCTTGAGAACCACCAGTTACAGTACCAGCAGTACCTTGCGAACCTATTCCACCTTGTGTTCCTTGTGTTCCTTGCGTACCTGTAGTTCCTTGAGCACCAGTAGTTCCTTGTGCTCCAGTAGCTCCTTGTGTACCAGTGGTTCCTTGAGTTCCCGTAGTTCCCTGCGTTCCCGTAGTTCCCTGCGTTCCTGTAGTTCCTTGCGTTCCTTGTGTTCCTTGCGCTCCAGTAGCTCCTTGAGTACCAGTAGTTCCTTGAGTTCCATCAGTACCTTGAGTACCTGTAGTTCCTTGAGTTCCATCAGTACCTTGAGTACCTGTAGTTCCCTGAGTACCAGTAGTTCCTTGAGTTCCTGTAGTTCCTTGAATTCCCTGAGTTCCTTGTATACCTTGAGCACCAGTAGTTCCTTGAGTTCCAGTAGCACCTTGCGCTCCTGTTGCACCTTGAGTCCCCGTTGTGCCTTGTGTTCCAATAGCGCCCTGAGTACCAGTAGTACCTTGAGTTCCTGTAGTTCCTTGAGCACCGGTAGCTCCTTGTGTTCCTGTAGCTCCTTGAATTCCTTGAGTTCCTTGTGTTCCTTGAGTACCAGTAGTTCCTTGAGCACCGGTAGCTCCTTGCGTTCCTGTAGTTCCTTGGGTCCCCGTTGTTCCCTGTGTTCCAGTAGCGCCCTGAGCTCCCGTTACTCCCTGAATACCTTGAGTGCCTTGAGTACCTTGAGTTCCTGTAGTGCCTTGAGTTCCTGTAGTTCCTTGAATTCCCTGAATTCCTTGAGTTCCTTGAGTTCCTGTTGTACCTTGAGTACCTTTATCTCCTGTCCTATTAAATTCTAAAACACACTCTTCAGCATTACTAAAGGGTGGGTTTCCTGAACCTTCTACAGGAGTAACTGTTATTTTATAATAACCTGTTTCATCTGATATAGCGGTTACTTGCATTGAAGCATAGGAAGCATCACTTCCATCCGCTGATTGTATAATAATAGTACCTTTAATGGTACTAGAAGAATCGTCCCATGTTGCATACCAATCGGTTTGTGTAGTACCGTCAGCATCATTGTCGTCTATATATAATTCTGTAACTGAAGCAAAAGTACCATGATTAAATCTAAAGATTCCTGCTCCGGGGTCTGCCTCGGTAGTAGTAGTAGAGAAATCATATCTTGTACCTCCTCTTATTCCATCAGTTCCTTGAACTCCTTGAGTTCCTTGTGTTCCTATAGTTCCTTGAGTTCCCTGAGTTCCTGTAGTTCCTTGAGCTCCTGTAGTTCCTTGAGTACCTAAAGTTCCCTGAGTTCCTTGTGTTCCTTGAGTTCCGTCAGTTCCTTGAGGTCCTGTTATTCCTTGAATACCTTGAGCACCTTGTGGTCCATCAGCTCCTTGAGTTCCTTGAGTTCCAGTTGCGCCTTGAGGTCCAGTAGCACCTTGTGTGCCTTGAGTTCCTTGAGTTCCAGTTGCGCCTTGCGTACCAGTAGTTCCTTGCGTACCTGTAGTTCCTTGTGTGCCTGTCGTTCCCTGTGTACCTGTAGTTCCTTGTGGTCCATCAGCTCCTTGAGTTCCTTGAGTTCCAGTTGCGCCTTGAGGTCCAGTAGCACCTTGTGTACCTTGAGTTCCTTGCGCTCCAGTAGCTCCTTGAGTGCCTGTAGCCCCTTGTGGGCCAGTAGCACCTTGTGTACCTTGCGTACCTGTAGTTCCTTGTGTACCTGTAGCTCCCTGTGTACCTGTAGTTCCTTGAGTACCTGTAGTTCCTTGAGTACCTGTAGTTCCTTGAGTTCCATCAGTACCTTGAGTACCTGTAGTTCCTTGTGTACCTGTAGTTCCTTGAGTACCTGTAGTTCCTTGAGTTCCTTTATCTCCAGACTGAACAAACGTAATTACACAATCATCACCATTAGTAAAATAACTATTACTATCAACATATTGTACTTGTACTTCTTCATATGCTGTAACGCCAGTACCTCCAGCTACATTAGCTCCTGTAATATTAAATGTAACCCATGTAGTAGAATCATCTGTTTTAAATATTCTTAAATGTCCTCTAGTTGTGCTATCACCATCATCTAATGAATCGTTCCAAGCACTTACATCATCAGTATTAATATCATAGTCTGAAATTCCTACCTTAGAGATTAAGCCATAATTGGGTACACCACCACCACCGGGTAGTGTTATATTAAATCCATAATTAGTTTGGCCCGGAGAACCAGCAGTAATATCGAAACTACTGTAATTAAATTCTATACTGTTACCACCAAAAAGTCCCTGTTTTCCCTGAGTTCCTTGGGTTCCTTGTGTTCCTTGCGTACCTGTAGTTCCTTGAGTTCCAGTTGCTCCTTGAGGACCTTGTGTTCCTTGCGTTCCTTGAGTACCCGTAGTTCCTTGCGTACCTGTTGTGCCTTGAGTTCCAGTTGTACCTTGAGTGCCAGTAGTTCCCTGAGTTCCTGTATTCCCTTGAGTACCAGTAGTTCCTTGTGTTCCCTGAGTACCTTGAGTTCCTGTGCTTCCTTGACTACCTTGAGTTCCCTGAGAACCTTGAGAAGACGTAGCTCCTGTAGACCCTTGAGTACCAACAGACCCCTGTGCACCCGTGCTTCCCCCACTTCCTTGAGTACCTTGTGAAGCGGTACCGACACGTGACTCTACGTAATTTTTGTTAGCACCATAATTGGTCTTACTTGATAATATATTTGCTGGCATAGGTGGGGACCCGTTTTAAAATAAACTTAAGTGGAGGGGAGCTTAGGGCGCCCCCTCCTGTTCGCCCTTAATAATTACCTATCTAACCTGAGTTATAGATAACTACACCGGACGCTGGGTTTACAACCTTCAATCCGTATCTCATCGACATGTAAGAACCGACAATTCCGAAACCGGGGTTTGCCTCTTCTACAGTCAATGGCCTTCTCTCAACATAAGCCATAGGCTTCACAGATTCATCCCATACAAAGTATCTATCTGGAGGACACCATGCATTGACGTATACACGCAATCCATATATGCTTCCAATTAGACCTGTGATTGAGGTTCTCTCTACGGGTGTATCAAGAACGTATCTGCCGCTGTTTGCTACCGCGGTTGTGAAGTCTGCCATGTTAAGGATGGTCTTGTAGTGACCGGGGGAAATTAAAAGAGCTGTTGGGTTGTACCCGTGACCTCCAATAAATTCCATCGAATCCGTTATTTTACTCAATGTAACTTCTCCTGCGGCACCGGTATCTTCAACGTAGTGACTTCCAGTCAATACTGCGTCAGATGTGTTACCATAGGAGTAGATACGTCCGGAGTTAACAGTTCCGCCGCTTCCGAGGAAACCACCATACTGAGCATCTGCGAAAGTTGTAATAACTGCTTCCGTAGTTGCTGCTACGATTGAGGTTCCACCAGATACACCGGTTTTTAATGTTGAATCTCCGACACCGAGTAATCCATAAACAACGTTCTTTGTAACGTGTCTATCAACTGCTCTTCGTGCTTCGTTCAAAGCCATTTCTACTTCGTTGAATCTTGAGTCTTCTATCATTCTTCGGGTTACACCTACTGCAAGTCCCCACTCATCAACGGACACTCTCTCGGAGCGTAAGTTGGTGTGTTGGTACTTAGGAGTGTTTCCTTCGTTGATTTCTTCCATACCCATTGAGGGTTTTGCGAAGGTGATATCAATATCACCGCCGGTGTCTGTAGTCATAGGGTCGCAGAACATTGACAATGCAGGTAGGTCTACAACTTTGTAGTCCTGAATTGCATCTTTATAGTCAATAAGTACACGTTCGCCCACGCCGCCATCTGCCGCTCCTGTATTTAGGGTCGTCAGTACACCGGGTGCTAAATTTGAGTTTAATGCTGCCATGTTTTATGTTCTCCTTATAGCCCCTGATACAGTATACGTTGTAATGTAGCTGCACCTGAGTGCGCACCACTTGGGTCAATATAATAACCGATTGCGTTTGCTGCTGAGGAAGCTTGTCCTAGGTTACCGTCAGCTAATGTAGCTACACCGTCTCCTCGTCCAATCGTTCCAGAACAGTACGCATTGATTATAATACCGTGACCTGTTATGATACTTGCTATATTTCCACTGGTTACCGTGGTCAGAGCAAAACCTAGTGGTTTTGAGTTTGCTGCTGCGAAAGTATCTATTTCTGCATCGGCTCCCATCTGAACAGGGTATCCTGCGGTAATTGTGCTGCCAGCTGTGAATGGTAAAATTCTTGCTGGTGCACCACCGTCATTTACTAATATTTCTGTTGCCATATTTAATTACCTCTTAGTAATTCTTTGTTGAGCCTTATTTGCCCATCTTTTATTAATTCTACACTAAATTGCCTTTCTGTCTCTTCAGCAGCTGGAGCTTCTCCGTCATTGGATTTTCCTTTTCCGAATTGTCTCTCTGTGTCTACTTCTGGGACAGGCATTGCATTTAATGCGTCGCTGAATCCAGTCAGCCTTGGTTCATCCCAAGCAGATAGTTCCTCAACGCGTGCATCCTTCTTTTCCTCTTCGACTGTGCCGAAAAGAACTTCCTTGGATATAATCGTTTCAATAGTCTCTAGCTTTCTTGCTTCAGCTTCCTTTGCGGCTCTCTCTTCCTCAGCGAGCTTAAATGCTTCAATTTGTTTTAAAGCATCAGCATACTGGGATTCGACTTCCGTTTTAGAAGCATTCAACTCTTCCAGCTGAGCACGTAGTGAAGCGAATTCGCGTTCAACAATGTTCTCTGCATCGGATTTCACATTGGTTTCTACTTTTTCTTCTGTCATAGTTTTGACCTCTGTCTTCCCGTCTTCACATTCACATGAACCTTCAGTGCCACCACAACCACAGTCGTGGTCGTCACTAGCCTCATGTAAACTACATTCCTTTCCTATCGTACATTCCTTACAGACGGGGTCCATTTTTTCATTGTCAATGAAACTTACCTCTGTGGGACGTAACTTGGTGGCGTATGTGTCACCCATAACGTCAATATCATTGGAGAACCAATCAATACTAACGTGAGTCATATCCCCGTCCTTGACCTTATTCATCACTTCTTGTCCGTGTCCTGTCTTGTTACTAACAGTAGCTTTCATTTGCATTCCATATTTTCCATCTTTCAATTCTATTACCTCAGGGTCAGTAGCCATGCCGATTAAATCCTCAGGCGTTCGTTGATGATTAATATATATAGGAAGCTCTGAGAACTTCTCTATACTATCTTTTAAGATGGTCGGTTCTATATAAACCTTTTTGTTTATCTCGTCTTCCATATACTTATGGAGACCAGAAGTAATAGCTATCACAGGGAAAGTTACAGAATCAACCCCCTCATCGCTATTAAATGTCATGTCGGAATTTCCCTCAAGGGAAATAGCGAATGTACGTTGAGTAGCAACTCTGTCGGTTTCTCCTGCAAATTCCCGCTCGACACCATTCTCCTCAGCCCACATGGAACACATGCTAGCTGCCATATTGCTGTGGTTATCAAAACCACGCTTTTTTAGTGTTGCACTTACGGTTGTCTTACATTTTTCGTACGTCATTTTCTATCTCCTGTCGCGTTAGCGGAGGGTTTGTTTCCCCTATTTGGTGCTCTCGCACTCTCTTCTTTTTTATCTGTATCTTTTCCTCCAGATATGTTAGCGTTCTTACTGCTCTCCTTTTTACCGGGTCCACCTTCGAGTGGTGATGCTTTAACATCTTCAGAAGTTTCCATATCTAATTCTACAACTCCTTCAGGGTCAAGACCACGTTCTTCTCTAACTTCGCCGGGTGAGAGTACGCCTTCAGATAAATATATCATGTCTGTCTTAGCTTTAGTAAATGCATCATCTATATTAACGGCTCGGAATCTAAATTTAGCTTCGCCGGATTCTAATTGAGGCATCAACTGTGCATTTAATGCACCTTCTATCGCAGACTGTAAATAATTAACATATGGCTCAAATATGGGACGAGCCTTTTCAGGGTCGCTCCACATAGTTAAAGGAACCTTTAAAGCCATGTGTATTTTAGCCAGTAAATCGTCAGTATATTTTCCATACTCAAATGCTCTCTGTGTTCCACCTAATTCTTTAATAGCTATATCATTACCGTGAATTATATCTTCACCGGGTGCTAAATTATTAAAAGCGTCTACAACCTCATTAATCTTATCAGGGACATAGGGCATATCAGGTAGACCGCAAGATATATCAAATCTTGATATCGCATATTTATTAAGTGCGGCTCCTATATCCCTTTCTGCATAATCTTTTAAGTCTATCAGATACATTATAGGGTGTATATCAGATAAACCATATGCATAATCGTCAAAGGGATTATTTTTAAGTTCTATTATCTCATCTTCTTCAAATCTGATATTTTCTTTATCATCTCCGACATCTTGATAATAATACATTATTTGTCCATGCTCGTTTCTCTTAACGTACATGTTTTGGCTAGAACGAAGAACTAAGTTGTCTCCAGTCCACTCCAGATAACCCGTACCAAAAACACGGGCGTTTCTTACCCAACCATATATAGTTTGTTCAATATTTATATCTCTGAACATCTCTTCGATAGTATCTCGAACATCATCATCTTCTGTTACTATATCAAAGTTATCTTTTACAGCATAAAAGCATGGAAGGTCTATTAATGTTCTTACAACAGGGTCTTGTAAATAAACATTCATATAAGTACGTGGAGCACCTATATGTGGTTCAAAATCTCCTTTTCCTCTTACATTGTAACCGTTATTTTGAAGTTTGAGTCTTTTAATGACACCTGCTCCGAAATCTCGTGGGTCGTTCTCTTTGAAAGGGGGATTAGCCCCCACATTTGCGAACCTTCTTCGCACTCTATCAATTATTGACATGGCTAGTCACATATATATAAACCGAAAGGAGTATATAAAGATTGTGCTAAAAGCGTATACCTTTATTAAGGCGATGAGAGCGAGCAGCTGTGGTTAAAACAGACTTTCCACTCCAATTTTGTTGTCTAGTGGGTGCTCTTCGTATTCTATCGCTATTACTTCCGCCTCTATTAGATGAGGCCACTCCTGCACCAGCAGGAAGCATAGATAAGGTAGCATGTAGCGCCATTACCGAACTATCACAATAATCATCGTGTTTTCCGGAAGGAGCTGCTATCTTTTCGGTCTTATTGGCTGCATCCATAGTATATTCAAGGTCTCTATGTTCTGCATACCATTTTAAAATTAATCTCTTTATATGAGGTTCTTGGCTTTCTGGATTAGGTACCTTTACTAGTTTTTGTTGGATATAAGAAACGTAATCTCTATATATCTGGGTCTTCGTCCCTCTCGGACCACCCGTAAAAATGAAAGGTAGGAAATGTATCTGGGGACTACTATTTATACACTCTACCCTTAAGTCTTGTTCAATCGCACCACCAATACCAGTACAATCAACGATAAGACGCTTAGCGTGCAAACGATTACAGACGTCAATGATACGCTGACGCTGGTATGGAATATCGTGTCCACCACTTCTAGGATTGATTTCTTCCACATATATAAGACGGGCAATATCATGTCCACCGTCCTCAGTAGTAAGTTTTTCCCTTGCCCATCCGGTAATAACAGTAGAGTTAATAGATTTACCAACATCAACACCGACAGAAATTTCATTAGGAAGATTTCCTCGCTCGTCATCGAGAGTCTCTCTGGTCCACGGTTCGTATTCATCAAAACAGTCCCTTAATTTTTCTGGATTGAATATCTGCGATACACTCTCTACAAACTCACATTCGTATTCTGTCCTCCAGTAGATAGAATCTTCCCCCCATTCCGTCATCTTATCTAACATTTCTAATTCAGTATAAGGAGGTGAATAAGCATCTCCTTGTTTAATTGCGTCTTTCCATGAAAACACCAATCTCGTGAAACTACTTTCATAAGCTTCTGAGTAGAGATATCGGTACATGTGATTCTCTTTTGACTTTGGTGTACCTAAATTTATGAACGGGGCCTTATTTGAAACTATCGCTGGTTCTACGTTATCTATGAACAATCTATCATCAATTAAAGGACTTTCATCTACAATACACATAGTAGGGTGTTGTCCACGTATAGCTTGCCCTTGATTACTAGGCGCTAATGGAGCTCTACGCATCATTGTGCCCCCCTTCATGCGTATATGGGGCTTATTGTGAAATTTATAATTATCTACTAAGCTATCTAAAAATCTATTATCCTTAAAGTTTCTATAAACATAACCAAAGATTAATGCTGCTTGGTCCTCTGATGGAGCCAATACAAATATTAAATCTCGAAATCTTTTAAAGAACATATAGATAGTCACAGCTACAGCTAAGGCATAAGATTTACCACTGCCTCGTGGAGCTAAGATAGCTAATTTACGTTGACCACCATCTTCACGGTGAGTTAATGATTTAACTATTATCTTTTCTTGGAGTGGTCTTAATTTTAAAGCGCGCTGTTTATTATCAATTAAATAGGTTTCACAAAAAGCTCTAACCAATTTAAGCATTTTGTCTTCATCATATCTACAGCTTTCAAATATATCTTCTAATTCTCTTGAATCATGTGCGCTCTTACCTGTCAGTGTCGCTTTCAGTTTCTTTGTCTCGTTTCTTATCGCTTTCGTCATCTGTTAAATCCTCCAAGAAACTAGCAAACCCTTCCGTCCGCTGTTCCACTACAGTAGGTATCTCTATGTTTAATGCTCTGAATTCCGTATGTC